TCAATATCAATGCGAACATATCCATCATGGCCTTTCATGGAGTCAATGTCAACTTGATTGACAAAATTTACCAAATTTCCAGATGCTAAACACTTGAAAGTAGCCATAGATTCTCCAAAAAAAAGGGAGGGTATTACCCCTCCCCCTTATTACACTGGACGAGCAATAACCAATTTGATGGTGGTAGATGCCAAATCGACAGAACTACCAGTCAAGTTGTCAGTTGCAACAGTAACGGTATTTGCGGCAGAAACATAAGCACGGCGAACAACGCCAGCTTCTGAAACACCAACAGACATACCAATTACCATATCACCCAGAGCAACACCACTTACAGTGATTGTGTCAGTAGCAGCACCAGAAGCACCAGAAGCCACAGAAGCGGAATCCAATGTTGCAGATACAGACCAAGTGTCATTAAATAAGCCACGAAACGAGGCTTGATCTCGTTTTGTAACTACAGCGGTTGCAGCAGCCATTTCATTTCTCCAAATTACAAGTTAAAAAAAAGACCCCCCACCACTAGGGCAGGGGGAAACAACTGCAACTTAGCTTGGCACAACCAATGCGTAAGACGCATAGTCACGCAACTCACCAACACCGTACAGAGTGTCAGCAGTGAACAATGTACCGAGGTACTCTTGTTTGTATTGAGTTTGTGAACGCACAGCCATTTGCTCAACCAACACGACTGCATCACGATGACCCATCAAACACACACGGGCAATCGCTGTACCAGAGGTAGGATATGCAGAAGTAGCAGATGCTGAGTCAGCATTGCTAGAAACAAACACAGGCATACCGTACAGGTTACCGATTTCACCGTTGCGAATAGTGTTGCCGTTACCAGCGTCACCAACAAAGGCTTGTTCAGTGTAACGAGCCAAACCCATCAAAGTGTTGCGGCTTGATGGAGGGATGATGAAGAAACGACCATCCATAGGAACATCGTTGTCATCCAAACGCTGAATAGTGCGGCGAATAGCAGCATCAGTCAGAGCAGTAGCGTTACCAGCATTGCTGTTTGCTGAATAGTCAAATGTGGTTGTGCCGTCACCGCCAATATAACCAGCATTGTACTGAGCGCCAGCAGAACCGCCGTTAGCGATACGACCCAATTGGATAATATCGGTATCGACTTGTTTAGCCAAAGCGTAACCAGCGTCTTCTGTGTAGAAACTACGCAGTGAAGACAGTGCTTGTGCCTCAACGATGTCCTCAATCAAGCGGCTATATTCATAGTGCTTGTTGATGGAGATTTGAACTTCGCCCTCGTTGTTTACGATCAGGGTAACGGAGTTTGTTGCGCCCTTAGCTGATGCAGAACCACGGGTAGGCGCAGGAATGTGAACGGTGTCACCTTTCTTGCCTTTGAAATTCATCTTCTTAACGACATTGGCAGCCACCAAATTGCGTTTGTAGGCTGCAACAATTTCGTCTGACCAAATTTCAGGGATGAAATTGGCTGCTGACGTAACTGTTACGTTATTTGCGGGGGAAAAACTTGTTGCCATGTTAAATACTCCAAAAGGTTAGTGTTACTTCACTCGACCCTCTGCATACGCAGTCATGATTTCATCAGAAAGTGCTTCGTATCTTTGAGGATCAGTCATTTTTAGCCGAATAAGGTCAGCACGCCTATAAACTCGCTTCCCTGTTTCACCTGTTCCACCTGTATCAACTGATGCGGCTTTCAGATTTTGCTTACGACTTGCTTCACCAGCATCGCTCGTTTGCTTTGTCCGAACACCTTTCAACTGTTTATAGGTAGACAACAATTCATTGGCACTATCAAAGTCATATTCACCATCTGCTTTGGCGTAAAGGCCAAGGCGAATAGGTGAAGATTTCACCCAATTCACAAAGTCTGGGTCTTGAGCAATCTGACCGAAATCAGGGTGTTCAGTTGCCAATCTTTGCTGAATCTGCATCTTTTTGAACTCTTGGCTGGCTTGTCTAGCCGCAAGTACATCTGGATGCCTGTCAATAGTGTTCTGAACTGCTTTTTTAGGGTCTTCAAAAAAGTCAATTTCAGGCTCAACCTCTGCATTTTGACGATTTCCTGAGAGATTTTGCTTTATGAGTTCGTCTGCCAATTTGCGAACTTCGCCTACCTCTTGAGCTTGTTTACCAATCAACTTTTCAGCCTCTTGGTGCATTTTGATGATGTCTGACAGTTCTTTACCCCGATATTTGTCGGGAATGTCTGCACTCATCGGCTCAACAGTGGACTCTAGTTTTTGCTTTTCAACAGCTTCAATCTCACCTAGCATCTCATCGTTGTTATCTATCAACATACAGTTTCCTTTTCCTGCCCACACTGGGTTTTAGGAGATTACACATGAACTCGACAATTGTTTATGAGTTCTCTTTTAGTTCTGCCGCCAACTTTTCCCGATGTTTTCGGTCAAATTGATGGGCTGAAGTAGGAAAATGCCCACTCCATCCCTCCAACTTGATGTTGGGAGCAGAAATGATTCGGTGACTTACCGAACCACATTCACACTGAACATTGACCGCCTCATAATCAGCCAGTTTCTCAGTGCGATGCCCGTTTCCACAGGCAAATTCATACATTCTTTTCATTCAATTCCTCATAAGCCTTTTCGCTGACCTCTTTTAAGGTTTTCAGCCAAGTCAAGATGGAAAGTTCGCCTTTTCTGAACATCAAGGTCTTTTCATCAGGAATTACGCTTATATTATTGAGTGACTCTATCATATTGTCAATATCAATAATTAATTCTTTCCAACCGTCTGTTGCCATCATGGAAAAACGGTCTTCGTAATACTTTTGTAGCTCTTGGTTCATTTTGATTCCAACGCTGCTACTCTTGCTGTCAGGGCTGTGATGAGGGCTTGTTGTTCTTGGCGTTTACCTTTGTTCCATGTTGTATTGCCAAGCACACGATATGAATGAATCCCATTTTCTGAAGCTGTAACCCACTCAAGATTTTCCACCCTATTGTCAGTCTTCACGCCGTTCTTGTGATTAACTTGCGGTTTATTTAATTCGTTGGCAATAAAAGCCCTTGCAACAAGTCGATGAACATTTTGGCTTGATTGAGTATTGTCAACAGAAAAAGTGACCAGCAAGTAACCAGATTTTCCAACGGCAGACTTCAGCAATCTAGATGGCAATTTACGCAAACCGTTGTTGTGACCGTTATTTGCATAACGCTCAATAGAACGCACATTGCCAAGATTACTCACCTCATAGTGAGTTTCAAAGCCAGCGCAGGGATGCCAGATTTCGCTCATGGGTGTGACGCCTTATATTCTTCAAACTTAGCATTAAGCTCTTGTATGGCGGCTGTCAGTGTGGCTACCAAGAACGATGTGTCGATGCCTTGATATTTTGGTCTAGTCTGCTCGTTGCCATCATCATCAGTGTAAGTTTCTACAGCATCTTTTTCGCCCGTCACACAATCAGGAACAACGGCTTGCAGTTCATGGGCAATAAAACCTTGACCATCCGCACCGTTTATTTTCCATTTATATGTGACAGGTTTAAGCTGTTCGACAACAGACAAAGCTCCCGTCATGGGCGCTATGTTTTCTTTTAGGCGGTAGTCGGATGTTGTTGCATACTGGGTAGTTGTTCCATCATTGTTACAAAAAATGTAACCAACTTCATTGTTATTATTATTGTTTATAAATGAAACTTGCCTTGAGTTTTGACCCGTTGAACAAACAATGGTGGCAGCGTTTACTGCGGCTGCTCTTTTTAAAATAAGTTGCCCATTAAGATCAAACAAGCCAGCTCTAGTCGGAGAATCCCTGCTTGTACCAGTGCCATTTACATTAAACTCTATGGTTCCACCTCCCCTAATTAAAGATGAAGTGCCTGCTGAAGTATTTGTCATCCATAAATTGATAGATGATGCCGAACCAGAAGTTTCTAAAACAAAGGCATTGTTATTAGATGCAGATGTACTTTTAAATCTTGCTATTTGCGTAGAAGAAGTGACAGTTGTTAATGGTTCACTTGGCGAAGTAGTACCTATACCCACATTCTGACTTGTGTCAATTGTCATTGCAGTCGTAGCTGCACCACCCGCCGTAGTTGTCTGTAAAGCTAATGCACCTGTGCTGTCGGCAGTAGTTTTAATTCCTGCGCTGCCAGATGAAACGCCATTGTCACTGAGGATAGTACTAGCCATTTGTTACCTCATCTGCTGGAAGTGGTTGATTACCCTCTGCAAGCCATGCAAGATAGGCTTGGTAGTCGGTATTGGCTAAATCAAACGGTATCCATGCCCCGTCTGATATACGTTGTACTATTTTTTGGTCTAAAGTTAATTTATACATTTATAACTCCGCATTTGCTGCATAGTGTGTATAGGCCGTAGCACTTGGCTGCGTACCCGTTGGACCAATTAAAAAACTTCTAGCCGCAATCAATCTAATCAATGATGCGCCCCAACTATTACCATTATTTGCAATACCTTGGCTACTTCCCCCGCCTCCGTATGTGTAAGATAGTACATTGGCTGTTCCAGCACCGTCCCATGTACTTATTGTTGGCGCTGCTCTCATTGGAACGGGAAATTGGTATATGCTCCATGTGCCTCCAATGCCAGCCGCTCCTTGCCATCCTCCCATAATCATGTTGTCTTGCGTCCCTGTTCCCGGCGTTGTGCCTATGTCATAGCTCTTTTGATAATACCGCTGACACAAAGCCAACTCAGTACCATAAGGTCTGTAATCAAAGCTCGTTGCTGTTGATCCTTTTTCTAGCTGTACACCTGTTACATACCATGTAGCTGTATTTGTGCCAACTACATTTGTTGCGCCTGTGGCTGAATAATATGCGTTTGCTGACCATGATCCAGCAGTTCCACTATATGTAGAACCCATTCCAAGACCAAAATGAATTCGTAAACTTACAGCATTAGTAGCGCCAATCCAAGTTCCAGCAGTAGGGCCAGTAACGGTTATTGTTTTTTGTTCCCATGTATTGGCTGAAGATATTGTGTATGTAAATGGGTATGAATAGTTAGATGCGCCATTCATCAGTGCGCCGCCAAAAGTTCCAGTCAAACTAGAACGCACCCAAAAAGACAATGTAACTGTTGCCGCTGATGCAGTTCCCCACGCTAAATCTGCCGTGTTAAATCCCTCTATTGCTTGCCCAATCATGTAATAATCAGTTGCGCCAACTGAAGTAGCAGCCAAAGAAGTCATTCCCAAATAATTGGCAAACCCCGCAGGCAATGTTACTGATCCAGAATTTTGTTGCATACTAAATTTACTTGCAACGCTAATAAGATAATAAAACCGATCAACAGATGGGTATGTATAAGCTCCTGTAACTGCTGGAGTGGAACTTGCACCAGCACTTCTTTGGTCAATAACCATTGCGCCATTGATGATGCGGTTCTTGAAGCCATAGTAGCTGTTGTACTGAACACTGTTGTCAGGGAATGTAATGCCGCTTGTGCCGTTTATAACAACTGTCATGTCTGTTCCTTATGCCCAAGTTCCGACTGATGTATTTGCACCAGATGCACTCAATGCGGAAATTTTGAAATAACTACCGATTTGAGTTGAATAAGCACCACCGGGCGCTGCTGATAACGTGTATTGTGGGATAAATGTGCCACTAGCATTGACTGATACTGTACCTTTTATCATCAAAAATATACTTTCTGTTGCCGATGTTATTCCTGAGACAAGACTTAATGAGGACGCTGAATTTGAAGCTACAGCAACAAAAGTAGTGTTTGTTGTAAAAGGCATAGCGCTACTGTCTTTATTTGCTGTTGTTCCAACATATATTAAATTATTTAATGTTGCAGTACCGCCAAGACCAATTGAAAAAGTATGTGACGTAGTTCCAGCAGTTTTTGTAAGTATTGCAGAATATTCAAACTCATAAACAGTGCTTGCTGCCAATGTAACACCAACGCCAAAAATGCTTTGTGCGCCAGTTGCATTTGATCCTGCATAAGCTGAATTCAATCTGTAATATTGATACGCTTGATGCAATCCATTACCGTTACCATTTACCGCATTTGTGACGTATCCGCTGCCATCAATTGTCATTACAGTTG